TCGCATAACCGCTCAGGAACGACGAAACGCCGCACTGGCCCAAAGGCGCCAGGAGCGCCAAGAGGCTAAAGATCGTAAGGCGCGCCTTATCCGAATGATGGTATGGCGCTACGGTATGCGTGAGGCCGCATCTAGAATGTTCGGGAAGAGCCAAGAGGCGGCGCTCGATCTGATGAAGTGGGATCGGCTAGGAGAGCGGAAGATGGAGAAGGCGTCGTGAAAGAGGATGAAACTGCTTCGCCTGCACGGGCGACGTGCTCGGCTTGTGGGTTCATGGAAAGCCCGTCCCAGAAGAACCATCTCACGCAGCACCTATGCCGACGATTCCCGGCGTCTGAAATCGTTTGGCCCTTTCATTGGTGCGGTGAGTTCCGGGCGAAAGAGGCCGCTGATGGCCAAGCCTAAGCGCTCCAGCTGCCCTATCGCCGTCGGTGATCGCGTTCGCCTTCTAGGCCGAAAGGGTCTCGGCGTTGTGCGCACGATTAACGATATCGGGTGGTGTAGGGTAGAATGGGATAGCGACGCGCCTGGACCCCATATCGTGGATGCGCGCGAGCTGACGAAGGAGTCGGAGGATGCCTGACCGAAGCGGAATGAAATTGGTCAGGATGTCCGACATCCCGTTTGATGAGCGCTGGCAGCTCCAGCATGAAGACGGATCGCCTGTGACCGATCCTAATGTCCTAGCTGATATGACCGAACGGTGGAATTTCGCCAGCCGTGCGGTTAACTCGATTGCCATGTCGGTAGTGCGGGAAGGTTTTATGGACGACAAAGATGGCCAGGATTAAGAAGGACTTCTCGCCTCCAGAACCAAAAGAGACTGGCCGTCCCACGTTTTATACCGATCAGCTAGCTGCTGAGATATGCGAGCGTCTAGCTGAAGGCGAACCTCTGGCTGTTATCTGCCGCGATAGTCACATGCCATCTTCTGTCGTTACCGTGTGGCAATGGGCCAAGGATCGACCTTCCCTTTCCGAAAGCATCGCGAAGGCTCGGGAAAGCGGTTGGGACCACATCGCCTGGAAGGTTAGAAAGACCGCGCGGGGAAAGCTGACCTATGAAGGCGGCGACAGCACAGGCGATATCCAGCGCGATAAGCTCATCATCGACACGGATTTGAAGCTGCTCGCTAAGTGGGACCCCAAGCGTTATGGCGACAAGGTTGCGCTTACGGGCGGTTCAAAGGATGATGCGCCGATCAAAGTGGAAACCGCGGCGAAGCTGGACAACCTGACTCGTGAGCAGCTCGATCAACTCCTTAGCCTTGCAACTGCTGCAGACGCCGCGCGAGGAGATCTTGGCGGCGATAGCGAGGAAGGAGATTGAGGAGCAGCGGGAGCTTTACGAGGGCTCGCTGTATGAGTTTCTCCGCGCCGCATGGAAATATATCGACCCGAGCCCATGGACGGACGGGTGGTGTCTTGAGGCGATATGTGAGCATCTGGAGGCGGTTGCGGACGGCGAAATACGACGTCTTCTGATTAATATTCCGCCGCGGTGCGGAAAATCATCCCTGATTTCAGTTGCCTTTCCGGCGTGGGTTTGGGCCCAGCGGTTTAGGGGTCCCATCTCTGGACCTGGCGTCCAGTTTCTGCACGCGAGCTATGCCGAAAAACTGTCCATGCGAGACAGTGTCAAGTGCCGTCGCCTGATCAAGAGTCCTTGGTATCAAAAGCTCTGGGGCGATCGATTCGCCCTTATGAACGATCAGGACACCAAGCACCGATTCAGCAACGATAAGGGAGGCGAGCGCCTCATAACCTCGATTAGCGGTACCGCTACCGGGGAAGGCGCTATGTGCTTTGTGATCGACGACGCAAATGCCGCCAATGAGGCAGAATCAGAGGCCACGATCACGTCGACTAATGACTGGTGGGACCAGAGCGCCAGGACGCGTTTGAACGACCCGAAAACCGGAGCGTTTGTTGGCGTTCAGCAGCGCTTGGCTGAGAATGATTGGACGGGCCATGTGCTGGAGGCCGCAGCCGACGAGTGGGATCATGTCTGCCTGCCCATGCGCTATGAGGCGGACAGGTCGTTCGTCACGTCAATAGGTTGGAAAGATCCTCGTCAGGTCGAGGGCGAATTGATGTGGCCAGAGCGCTTTGGCGAGGAGGAGGTCTCCAGCCTTGAGCGCACGCTGGGGCCGTGGGGCGCTGCGGGTCAGCTTCAGCAGCGCCCCTCTCCCAAGGGCGGCGGTATCATCAAGCGCGAGTGGTGGCGGTTGTGGGAGGACAAGGCGTTCCCGCCGATGGATTACATCATCGCCAGCCTAGATACCGCCTATACCGAGAAGGAGGAGAACGATCCGTCTGCTATGACCGTGTGGGGCGTGTTCACGACCGATCCTGTAGCAACGCAGCATCGTTGGCTGGATAGCGACGGCCGTCCCCAGTACGGCGATAGGGCGTTTACCGAGGAGGCGCCCAAAGTCATGCTCATGCATGCCTGGCGTGAGCGCCTGGAGTTTCACGACCTTGTTAAGCTCGTTATGGAAACATGTTCTAAGTTCAAAATCGATAAGTTGGTTATCGAGAACAAGGCCGCCGGAATTAGTACGGCCCAGGAAATCCGCCGACTAATGCGTAATGAGACGGTTGGTATACAGCTGTACAATCCCGGAAATCTGGACAAGCAGTCCAGACTTTATTCGGTGCAGCACCTATTTTCTGAGGGAGTGATCTTCGCGCCGGATCGAAAGTGGGCCGAGATGACTATCACCGAGGTTTCGCAGTTTCCTAAGGGTCGGTATCGCGACCTGACCGACACCGTGTCCCAGGCCCTCCGCCATCTGCGCGACATAGGCATGCTGATCCGCAGTCCGGAGCGAGCCGCAGAGATCGAGGACGCTAAGCGCTACACGAAGCCGCCCGAGCCGCTCTACCCGGTGTAGGCGTTTTGCGGGTCTCAGCCGTTGCTTTTGCCGCATAATGCGGGTTATGATGGGAAAATCTGGGAAGGATGATGAAGATGCAAACTGCGAAAACTGCCGAAGAGGCGTTCGAACTCTACGCCAAGGCCAAGGCTGAAAACGCTCTGATCCAAGGATCTTGGCATAGGGGAGGATATGGAGGAGAAGGTGACGGCCGCATGTTGGCTTGTGGCCTTGGCATCATCGGTCCCGATGTCAATAGTCCGAGCGACTGTCCTGCCGAGATTATGCCTCGCTGGCTGGCGCAGATGGTTCCATGGTTTTTCGATCATCAGAAACCAGATGATGCCTTCGATTGGGGCGAGAGGTTCTATGCTGAACTGAAGCGCCTGAATGGCAAGGTGCCGTTTTCGGTCGTGCATGCGTGGCATGCTAAGGTCGTCGGCCCGCTGGCCATTGAGGTCGCTGAAAAATACGGCAGGGATGCCACTCCGCATCGGCTGTTGGCCGAAATGCAATTTGCCGCGCTAACCGGGAAGAAGTTCTCCGCGGACGAATGGCGGCCGATCCTGAAAGATGCGTTCAGGAGGATTTATTTGGTCAGATATGTCACCTACGCCAACGCCTACGCCGACGCCTACGCCGACGCCGACGCCTACGCCTACGCCGACGCCGACGCCAACGCCTACGCCAACGCCTACGCCGACGCCTACGCCTACGCCGACGCCTACGCCTACGCCAACGCCAACGCCTACGCCTACGCCAACGCCTACGCCGACGCCGACGCCGACGCCATTAAGCGGCTAGCAGACGGCATGGTGGCGTGTCTATCGGAGGTGGGGACGAAATGAGCGGGTTGATAGAGAGCGTCGCCCAGGCCATTCATGAAAGCGACGGTCTGCCGCTGAGTATGGCTCGCTCACATGCCCGAGTGGCGCTCAAGGCCATGCGTGATCACACGGTCGTCTACCGCGAGGATGGCTTGATGGTCCACCAGCTCATCGGTGCGCCGGACGACATCTGGAAGATGCTTCTGGACGCGGCGTTGGCTGAATGACCGGCCAAGAACTCCGCGACTGGCGCAAGCGAATGCGCCTTACCGCGCGTCAGGCGTCCGAGAAGTTGGGGGTGTCTGAGGATACGTACGCTCGCCTTGAGCGCCGCGCTGAGGTGGATCTAAGGACCGCGCTGGCGGCATCGGCCGTGGCGCTTGGGATCAAGGGAGATCGGCTGTGATAGTCGGAGGGATTCCGAGCGTGGTGCGTTGAATTTATCAGAGCTATGGCACAAAGTTCCGTTTCAGGCCCAATATCCGATGAGGAGTGGGAAAAGGCCTTCGGGTCGGAACCCTTGCAACCGCACAACGTTTCAATCGTAAACCCGGAGAACGACCATGCCGATCACTGACGCCAACGGTAACCCAGTCGCGACCGTCGCCGATCTAGCCCCCAATGCGCTAGTCGCTCCGGGTAGCGTTCGGGATACCATCGTGGACAGTTCCCTGAAGGAGCACGATCAGAATGATCTTCGGGTGGCCAATGCGTCCCTACGCTACCAGATCCAGCTCCAAGGCAGCGGCATGCCTGCTGAGTACGACGTCAAGAGCGTCGACATGGGCGCCAATGGCGAGCTAATCGTCCAGCACTCGGACGTGGACGCCATCGACATCTTCGCGCCCGGCGAGTGGCGCTCTGTCAAACTGGTGCGCTCGTGAGCATCCATACCTCGCAGGTACCGACTGGGACAGCGCGGTGACATTTGACCACAAAGACGCAATCAGGCGATAAGGGGGCATGGCTGGCCTCGCTCCCGAACCTGAGCTGATTATCGAAGTCGATGAGGGCGAGGATCGTCCTGATATTGACGATAGTGGCGCTATCCTGAAGATCGAACACCCAGACGGGGCGATCACCATCTCACTGGATGGTCGCCCCGTCATTGGTGCACCGG